CGCCGCCTCCACCACCTGGTTTGCGTCCAGGAACGCCGTGCCTTGCCCCAGGCCTTCTGTTGCTAGGTCGCCTGGCTGGACCCCACCTCTCTACGCTACAGCGCGGAGAGGAGCGCGGACGTTGTCGTTCGCGTTTGTGGTTGGTCACCTTGTTCAAGGGAGTTGGTCACCGGCTCCCTGCGCGCACTGTCTCGTCTCTCGCCCCCGTCGATTCTGTTTCAGGCCCGAAAACAAGATTGTTGCTCTAGTTGTTACCTTGTCCATGAAGCCTCTGTGCCATCCAGAGGCTGTCGTTCCAGTGCTCGATGTTGGACTCATCAGGAAAGTCGCCTTGACGCAGCTCCCACTGTCCGAGCATGTTCCAGAGCATCCTGCGCAGAATCCACATTGGGTCTTGCATCAGCTCCTTGGCGGTCGTCCAGCCATTTGATTCCCACATAGGTCACCTCACAGCGCGAGGGCCTGGGATCGAACCAGGTCTTCTGGGGCGGTAAACCAGACCCCTTGTGCTTCCATACACCACCCTCGCAGAAGCAGGCCCCAGGGGATCCTTCCCGGGGAATTGGACTAGGCCTAGCCCCTCAGGGGTCTAGCTGGCGTTGACAAACAACCAGCTTCCTGCTTGCGGCCTAACACCCAAGATATAGCGAATCAGACCCCGGTCTTGTCCGAGATGATGAAGCGGATCTGCCCCGGGCCCTCGTCCGCGAGCTTGGACAGCTCGCGAGCCAGGGTGAACTCGTCCGCACCCATGGTGAGGAGCTTGGCGTTCTGGTCTGTGTCCAGCGCGGCCAAGATGCCGAGCTTGCGGAGCTGCACGTTGAGGAAGGCGGCTAGCAGGTCCGTGCCCTCGCTGCCCGTGATCTGGATGCGGATCGTCTTGTCCATCGTTTTGTCCATCGTTTTGTTGCCTCCACCCCTATATATAGCGTATCAGGGAGCTACCTGAGCAAATCTGCCACAACGAGCAAACTTGACACACCCTCTACCACGTGGTACGACTTGAACCATGGAGGGCGCATGACCAAGGAAGCGTTTCTCGCAAAGCTCCACGCCTTCAACCAGCAGCAGCAGGACTTCCGCCGTGTGTTGCAGGAGTCTCGCGTTGCCCTGGACCGCGCTCGTCAGACCACCGAGGAGCGCCGGAGCCAGTATAGGGCACCCCAGGAAGAACTCGACAAGATCAACGCCATCCTGCGAAAACTCCGCGAGGAGATGTACTAGGCAGTCCGTTGGCGCCTGGTGCGCCACCTACGGTCGGTGGAAGCCACAGATTTTGCAGCGGCCGGCGCTGGTGTACATGCAGGTGTGAGGCTTGCCCTCCAGGCGCTTGTTCAGCTCTTCCAGCTCGTCCGGCTTCAGCCCCTGGACGATAACGTTGTCGAGCAGCTCCGAAACGATGGAGTTGCCGCCGTACACCAGGAGCTTCCTGATCCACTTCTTCTTAGTCGTCATCAGGTTTCTTCTTGAGGTCCTCGACCTCAGCCTCCAGGCGCCGGATCTTCTCGTCCTTCTCCATGTCGGCGCGCTGAAGTTTGCGTTGCTGCCAAGTGTCGTAGATGTCGTAGAGGGTCGATGCGATGTCGGCGATCGCCCCGATCTTGCGCAGCTTCCCCACGCCTAGTCCTTCTTGGTCGTGACCGAGGTGCGGAAGAGGAACCCGCAGAGGGTGAGGAGACCCCAGGCCTGGAGCCAGGTGATCGGGTGCAGACCGAGGGCGCCCACGGCGACCCAGTTCCACAACAGGTAGACGGGCAGGGAGTACAGGGCGGCGAAGAGCACGATAGCGCCCGAGAGACCGATGGCCACGAGCAGTAGAGCTAGTAGACCTTCCATGTGTGATACCTCCACCCCTACGTATAGCGAATCAGACCCCTTAAACACAAAGGGCCCGGGAGCGTTTTCGCCACCGGGCCCTAAGTGCTAGAAGCTACTTAATTAAGGGAGGTCAGCGAATGGTACGGGCTCTGCGTTCTGGGTGTCTTCGTCATCCATCAAGAGGCCAAGGTAGGTGTTGGTGCTTTCCGTGAGCTGCTTGGCGCTGAGTGTCGAGCTGGTGCCAGTCGGGAGGCATCCACGGATGCGGGCGATGATTGCATTCGGGTCTGGATTCTGTCGGTCATGAACCGTCAGGATCAGGTACTCCTGTTGGAGTAAGTCTTTGACGTTAGTCAATCGGCCCTCGGCGAACGGACCGTGGCCGATGACCCTCCAGCCTTGAGCCGTGATGGACACGGGCTCGACGCCGGTGGTAATCAGCTCGGCTGCCGAGAAACGACCAAGGATGAACGCCGGCTGGACATCATAAGTAACCTGGTATGAAAAGTTATTCCAGATCCCCACAGGCTTCGTCTTGCCAGTAGTGTTGTCCGTGATGCTGACGATGGCGCGAGCGCCGTGAACGACCTTCGGTGGCATGTTTCCTCTACAATGGGAAGATTAGGACTGGTGCCTTAGCCAGCGGACTGGGTGACCTGGCTGACCAAAAAGTCCACGGGGATGAAGTAGATTGCCCCGGCCAGCTTGATCTCCAGGCGGACCACCATCGCGGTGCCCGAGATCTTCACAGTCGCGTTCTTGAAGCCCTTGGGCGCATCGTCCGAGGGGGCGATGAGCTTGAGCCGCAGGAAGTCAGCCATGATGGCTTCGAGGGCGGACAGGGCGAGGGCCGCGGACACATCCGCAACCGACTGACCCACGAACGCCTTCTCCATGCGCTGGGCGCAGGTGAGGCCAATGACATCGGCAACGTAGACCGCTTGGATGCTGTTGTAGACGAAGTTGTCGTCCTTGGCATAAGTGGTCTGGTCACTGACCCAGAAGAATCCACCTTCATCGGACTTCTTGATGATGAGGAGGCCGGCAAGGAGAGCGTCCTCGACGTTGGTATCGTTGCTGTCCTTAAAGTCGCCCGCGGCCTGGAGAGCACCCGAGCAGTTGATGCCCTTGTGGACGATGGCGCGGTAGAAGCCCGCCGCCTGGGTCGCAGCCGCGAGGACGGCGCCCATCCAAGGCTGGAACTGAACGATGCCGTTAGCCGAGACGTTCTTGACGTCCTGGAAGGCGCAGGCACAACGGAAGCTGGCGAGCGTCTGGGCCGCATCCTGAGCCGCGCTGAAGGTGCCGCGGTTCGACAGAAAAGCCTGACGATTCCGGCGGCGCTTCAAGGTGGACATCTTGATGCAGTGGGTCTTCGCGTACGCCTGCACGTTGGCGATGGTGTACGTGGAGCCGCTGTCGGTCAGCTCATCCTCGATATCGTCAGCAGCATCACGGCTGAAGAGCGGGATCAGGAAGTTGCCCTTGACGCCTTCGAGGGCGTCGATGGCGGCGTTGTAGACCGCGTCCGTAGTGGCACCCTTAGTGCCGCCCGAGAGGTAGGTCACGTCCGCCATCACGTCCGGAAGGCCGGACGCTGCGGGAGCGGCTTCATTGCCGAGCTGCACGAGCACGCTGTTGTCGCGGATGGCGGTGAAGAACTTGACCGCGTCCACCTTGAGGCGGAGGGTGTAGTTGCCCCAGTCGGTGCCTGCCGTGAAATCGCCCTCGTCGAGCGCCAATGAAGAAAAAGTGGAAATGGCGTTTGAGCCAGGAGCACAGACGTAGCCAGGCTGAGCGTTGATGTACGCCGCCAGGTCTGCCAGGGTGGAATACTTCTTGAGGTCGATCTCCAGGTTGTTGCCGTCGCCGCCCGCAACCACAGTGGATAGGCTGGACGGACCCACGGTCACGGCGCAGCTATCGCCCTTGTAGCCAAGTTTGAGGGCGATCTGACCACCGGCCGAGATCTCCTCCTGGACGCCATCGAGCTGGCGGAGGACGTTCAGGGTGACCGCGTACTCAGCCGCGCTGGTCAGGAGCTTGGGAGCACCCTCCAGGGAAATCCAGGACACCGGGGTGGCGGTCCCGAGCAGGAAGGCGGTGCGAACAAGCTCGTCCGCGCCGGTACCAGCGTCGTTGATTTCCAGGGATTTGCCTAGGCCACCAACAACATCGTCTGAGGTCAGGGTGATAGCCACCGGCGAGTAGCAAGCGAGGTCCAGGTTGGCCGCCTCGGAGGTTGCCGAGACGTTCGCGGGCGGCGTGATGGTGCCAGCGACAGCGCCAGGAGCGCCAGCGTCAGAGAGCTTGGTGGCGGTGATGGTCTGCGAGGTGGCCGCGGTGATGACGTACGCACCGATGTTCTCGTTGGACCCACCCTCGATCACAGACGTGTCCGCGATGACGAGAGTGTCGCCCACGGTCGGGGTCACATCCCACGCCTTAGAACGTGTAATAACCACGACGTTGCCAGTGGCCGCGAGGGCCAGGGTCTCGCCGTTGTCGAACACCAGGGTGCCGCGGTCCACGCCACCGCTGGCCGAGATGTCGGTGAGGGCCTCGACGAGCGACACGAAGGCGGTCGGCGTCATGTTGGCCGTGATCGAAGCAGCCTGAGCCACGTCACCGTTGGCACGCAAAGTTGCGTCGATTGCCCCAACGGGCGGGATGTAGGTGAAGGCGCTCGTGGTCGGCTTGACCTCGGCACGCTTCTCGTCGACGGTGAAGTAGATCAGGTTGCCCAGCTCACCGTACGACTTGTCGTACAGGGTGCCGTAGTCGCCACCGCCCACTGCATCGAGCACGCCCGATGCCTTACCTGAAACGTTGGTCTTCACCAACACCATGCGGGAGGGCGAACCTTGGATGTCAGGGTCGTTCGCCGGAGCACTTGCAGCGCGGAACGCATCGACGAGTGGGCCGGACTTGTACTTCGCCACGACTTCTGCGAGCTGGTCAGGGCCAAAGGCGTTGTCGCCCAGTTCCCCTTCCAGCGAGTAGTCAGGGCCAGCATTAGCCTCACCGACCAACATGAGGACGCCGCTGGTCGCGAGGCCACCAACGCCCGCTTGAACCTTAATCGATGCGACGGCGCTCGGGATGATCAGGACGCCTGCGTCGGTGACATACTGCTGAGCCATTGGATTCGTGTCTCCTGCGATGGAAGATTAGGACTGCGTAGGACTGATCCTGTCGCGTCCCCTCTACTTGCCCTTCTTCTTGGACTTGTCCGAGGGGTGCAGAACCTTGGGCTCAGGCTCCATCAGGACGGCGGTTGAGTGATCGACACCCTTGTGGTCCTCGCCGCACTTCGGGCAGGACTTGGACGGCTTGTCCTCGGCCTTGCCCATGGCCGGGATCGGGGGCGGGCCCTTCTTCGCGGTAAGGTGCGCACCGGGGAGGATAGGGGCTGGACGAGCCGCAATCGATGGCGGG